AACTATCTCCGAAGGAACACCAGTTCCACCAATAGATACTCCATAGTCTGCTCTTAGCCATAGACCGGACTCAAGAGCCTCAAACAATTCTGCTCGGTAGACTTCACCGACATATCTAACTACATAACCATCTTTTCTTGAAACATAAGTCGCTTCTGTTATTTCACCGACTACTGCCTCATCAACACCACCGTCCATATTTCTACGGAATCTACCCATTTCGGATTTAGGGTGATTTAGTGTAATATCTGCACCGACCATTTCATCTGCGAGTTTAGCGGCTAACCCTGCTCTAATACCCCAGTTGTTTTTGTTGATGCCATCTGTAAATGCGATACCGCTGATTCTAATTATAGTTTTACCAGTAGATGCTTCGACTCTTGTTTCTATTTCATCAACAGTCATATCACAAGTGACTGCTATTCTAACGCACATTTCGCCTTTCTTTTCGTACCCATCTTTACAAGAGCCGCCTTCACTATGATAAGATGCTTCCTTTTTCTTTTCCTTATCATAGTAGCCTTCAACTTTAAATTCATGACCTTCGTGCGCCGCCATACATTCCTCTTCGGAATATCCGGCCTCTTGACATCTTGACATATACTCGTCGTGTGTTTCATCACTTGTTGGAGTTGGCTCGGCGGCTTCTTTGGAGATAGGTACACAATTAGGTACTTCTCTACCGTCTTTCATCTTCATACCGTATTGTTCGTAACCTTCGGTACATGGGTCATCTTTGTCTTTGGCTTCATGCCCACTACAACCACAACCGCAACCGCCCATATTGGCTGATACGGTATCGTCTGTTTTATTAAACTCACTACTCATTTTATTGACAGGTGTTTTACTCCACATTTTACAAGACCAATAACCTGCTTTTGTTTTATCCTTTTTCTCGGAACAGTTATGTCTATCACGGAATGCCTTTCTTCTCTTAGGGTCGTCACGCTTGATTTCCATGTTAGGGTCGCCAAAGCGCACGATAACTACATTACCGCTTTTGTTCTTTACATATACTGCGAATTTCTTAGCACCACCCTTTGTACGGAAAGGCTTGTTAAGTGTTACTTTACGACCTTTGTATTCGGCGGCGGTTGCCTCTACGCCCCAATCTTCGTATTCTTCGCTTGCTTCAAAATAAGAATTACATACGGCGGCTCTTTGTTTTTGGTCGGGGAACTCATTATTCATTTTCTCATCTCCCATACATCGGCTAATGAAATCATCACGACTCTCATTATCAGTAGGTGTAGGCATTTTAACATCTCCAAACTTCTTTATTATGACTCATAATATGCTCAAAAATGTCTTTCGGCATATTAGGGGATATATCGTCTATCTTTTCAACTTTCGTATAACCGAGTTTAGTTACAACCTTGATTAGATTTTCTTTTTTAGAATCTTCAATAGGATTTAATACTGTTATTTTTGTAAGACCTTCTAATAAGGATGAGTTGTTTCTTTGTGATAATAAATATGAATGCAAACCTCGACCCCTGTATTCTTTTCTTATGTATGTATTGCCTACTAAAGCCACACCCTGTATTTGTAAATGACTGGTATACCCTACTGGCTTTGACCCATCGTATAGTACCCAGTAGAGCATACTATCAAATATCTTAGGATAGCCCTTTTCACTTGCGGTTGGGAGTTTAGAACCCCATACTATTTCTAAATCGGTATGTGTAAGACCATAAACTACTTTCATGAAATCACTCATCTTCTGTTCTTGCTTTTAGTTCTATATTATACCAAATAATTTCATCTATCATTTCGTCATTTTGGTTTAATAGATAAACATAGATATCATAAGTACCATTTGTGAAACTACCTAATGTCATATTCCTATACTCAGCATCTCCATTATAGACATTCCAAATATCTATTGAATAGTTATATGGCATTTCGTATGTACCATTAGTGTCATAGGCTAAAAATTGTACTTCTACTTCTTGTTCCTCATTACAATTAACATCTACATCGTATGTAAATTCTAAAGATGTATTAGCAATTCTATCTAAATAATAATCATAGAATAATGGTTCACATTGTTCTTCCGGTTCATATTCGCATGACCCATCATCGTCAGTAGCATATTCATCATAATTGTCAGCATCATAGTCTGTGCAACCCCAATATGGTTCATATTCTTCATCTTCCCAAAACCACTCATCATCATCCCCATTCCCTGCGGGTGTTAAGTCAATGATACCTGTCAATTCTAAACCACTTGTTGAAATTAATAGTAGTATTGGGATAAGAGCAGTTAAGAGTTTGTGAGTCTTATTAGCCATTTCTGTCGCTCTATCAATGGCTGATGTATTTTCCTTGATAGCATTAGAGTTATTTAATTTACCATCGTCAAGTAAATCCTCTATGACTTCGGCTTTACTACGACCAGTTAATTTAGCGATTTCTTCGGCATTACCCAAAGCCTCTATTTTGTCAGTCATAGAATCACTTTTTCTTTACAATTGGTTTTAATTCAGCCGCCATGTCAAGTTTAATCTTTTCAATATCCTGTTCATGTTTTTGAGCAGAAGTTCTCATCTCATTATCATGTTGTTGGGATGCTTTTTCTAAAGCAATTTTATGCTCATCCATAGCAGTTTTGAGTTCTCGCTCATGCTTCATTCCGATTGGGATATTATCAACTTCTTGAGTTTGTTCGGACTCCCACATACGGAGAACAGTTTGTAAAGCAGGTGCGGCTACACCACCAATGATTGCGATAAGTGCAATAAACCCATCAAGGTTCTGTAAAACTACATCGGGCTTCCATATACCCATACCTACTACTGCACCACAAGCAAGCAACCAAAGATAGATTGCTGGCTTAACTGTGCTTGATACCATCTTATCATTAAAACTATCCCCATTCTTTGTCATCTTGAATCACCTACTCACTTTCTTCCGGCGGTTTGTTCTCGTTTTGTCGAGGCAACTCCCCCGTTGATTTATCGTTAGTCTGTTTGTTATATCGTTGTTTGCCTGTGTCGCCTTTCTCGGAAGGCAGACCCAATTCATTTCTTGCTTCATTTAGAGTGCTAATACCAGCCTCGTAAGCCATGACAACTCTTCTTGTAGATTCAAACGGAGATTCTTCGTCAATAGGCTCAAATACTAAGGTTGGTAAATCTCCCATGTTATGTGCTATCCCTAATAATTCAAGATGCTTTGAGAACAACCCTTTGATTGATTGAGCCAAGATTGCTTGTAACCTACGGATTGCCTGTACAGACCATTGACTCGCATTGTATGTAGCGGCGAAAGTTGAGCCTCGCTCTTGACCCATAGATACTCTTGGGACATGAAGTACTGATGATATGTCAGCGTTAACTGAATCTAAGAAGCCGGAGTTATCGGGAATAGTATTCTTTAGGTCAACGAACTCCATGTTAACATAGTGCGGCAGAATAGGTACTTGGTCGGAACGCAGACCATCTAATAGTGTACCTACTGAATCCATAACATAGTTTAGTCTTTCTTGTTGTTCATCGGGGTCTGTAATACCCTCAACCGCTTCTGCACCAATTGTAATGTATTGCTTTGTAAGACTATCTTCCAAAGCGATACGATTGTTCATGCTGTTATACTTTGCTCGGATAGCCTGTTGTAATGAAGCGAATCGTGAAGCACCCCATACACCATAAGTCCATCGTCCGAGCCTATCTCTAAACCAGTAGGAACGGTAGTCTATTCTTATGTGTAATATTTCGGATGCACGAAATACCATTTCATCTCTACCTTCTTCACGCAGAATATATCTTTCTGCTTTTAGTATAGCATTGTCTTTATCAGTCTGTGTACTTGCCTCTCTATTATCAAGAATTGTCATTTGAGCAATAGGTAGGGACTGTACTTCTGTAATACCTTTACCCGACCTTCCAACAAGTTTAGAAATGTCATTACCATAAACCATAAGGTTTCTCATACCATTGATGAGCAAGTCGTCAAAGTCAACTACCTCTTCTACTAAATTTTTAATTGCACTACGGATAGATGCGTTCTTACCACCATCTATTTTGTATTTGTTAGCGGTCAATGCGATAGTCCTTACTGCCCCATTTAATTCGGGGTCATAACTTAGCATATCATCATATAAATCAAATTTATTAGTGTAATCTTGTCTTTTTCGCAAGTCCTCAGTATTTTTAACTATGTCCTCAATACCCGCCGCCATAATAGTAAATGGGGTTTCAGTATGTCTACTTGCAGTAGCATAAGTAGGAATCTTGACATCATTAGTTTGCTTATTAGATGCCGTCCAAGAGAAAGGGTTATACCACGCCATGACTTGCGCTATCCCCAAGTCGCTACTTTAACATTCTCCGTTTCCTGTATCTTCTATATAGTAAAAAAGCAGTAAAAGACCAAAAAAGCACCTCTAATATTATTAAACCCCACGAAAAAGCCTTAGTTTCGGGAACAGTGTAACAAAGGTCAAACACTTCATCATAACAAACGGTGAACTCATCGCCTTTGAAAAGTGCATCAAACACTTCCCCAATGTTATCACCATCAACTTCATCCATACTTCTCAATAATGAATACGCATTCGTGTTGCTTTATTATTACCTAAAAAAGCCCACATACTTACCACCTGTTGGTCGGTTGCGACTTATACCCTTGTTCTTAACGCTTGATTTGCCTTTGACCCAACCACCAGTTATACTTGATACCATAGGCATTGGGTTGGCCGTTTTATTTTTGAATTGGTCTATTGCATGAGCGAAAGCCATGACAGTATCATTATGCTTGCCAACATCTACTATCTCACCATTTTTCCATACATGGTTCTCTAACTCATCAAGAATTATACCTACTTTTTTTCTTATGGAATCACTACCAAAGGGGAATACTACCATCTCTCTTTCAAACCAAACTCGTAATCTATTCATTAGACCCTGCTTCAATCCTTTGTTTGAAGCCTTAGACGACCTATACTCTACATGACCATTCTTTTGCTGTATGATAGTTTCATATAATCTTTGAAACCCTACATCTTCTGCGGCTACTGGTGCTTTGAAGTGCTTAGCCCACTCGATAATCATGTCGGCTTGCTTGTCCGGCGGGAAGTCATTTTTGCGCCACATATCAACAAAATGCACATACCCCTGCTCATCTTGCCGCAAGCATATTAAGACGGAGTAATCTTTGCCAATACCATGAGAGGGGTCGAAGCCGAGTACGAAACTGGAACTGTCGTCGAATTGAGTATTAAAACCACCAACGGCATCTATGTCTATATTTTTTCGGATGAGATACCTGTTGAACACTTGGGCATCATCGTCCACGACCTTACACAGATACTCTTGAGCGAAGGCGAGGTCGTCGTCCATGCTGACTTTTTGTTCCAAGAGAAATTCGACAGGTCTAAATTCCGGCCACAAGGGTTGGAGTGAAACAGTATCGGGGTCAGCCTTCCATTCATCCCAATTGGGGAATGCAGACCATACACCCGATTTCCATACTTGCTTAGCCTTTTCGGATAACATTTCAGTATGATATAGGTCTGTGTGGGACATAGGAGTACCTACGACATAGCATGATGTGTTAGGGTCAAGCATAGGAGTGACTACTTTTTTGAACCATTCTCTAACGGAGTCCATAGTCATATCCCCCATCTCAGCGAGTACATCGTCAAGTGCTACTACCGCTGGGTGTTCTCCACGAATAGCAGAACCTACCCCAGTTGCTTGAATCCAAGCCCCATTTGTGAATTGTATCTTTTGCTTGTTGGACTTGCGCTCATCGAGATACTTTCTTAGTTCGGGGTGTCGTCGCATATCTGTTTTGATTTCTTCAAGACGATTAGATGCTTGGCGGATAGATGCTGAGAATAACCATATTTCCATAGGGTTATTGTTGCGTTTTTCAAATAAAGCCATGTGCAGTAGTTTAACTCGAAGGGTAGCAGATTTACTATGGGAACGAGGGGCTATGATACAGACACGGTGGACTGATGCCCCCTTTCTATCCCTGTACATATTCATCCATTCTTCAATATGGTCAGCCCATTCGTATTCGGGCGATAGCCATTCATAGAAATGCTT